GCTTTGATGTTCAATTACACAAACAAAGGGTAAGGCTCGCAGGGATAGATACCCCTGAGAGCAGAACAAGGAACTTGGCTGAAAAGGCATTAGGTCTTAAAGCCAAAGAAAGATTAATAGAATTGTGCGAAGGCACATTTAAAGTTAAATCTTTAGGAAAAGGCAAATACGGAAGAATATTAGGAATACCCTATGATGCAGAAGGTAATGACATTTGTAAGACGCTTATTGATGAAGGTCATGCAGTGGAATATTGGGGTGGTACTAAGAAAGCCAAAGTCCGAGAAGATGGAACTTGGGGAGAATAATATGCAAATAATAAGCGAAGAAGGAATCTCGTTAATTAAAAAGTTTGAAGGTTGTAGGTTAGAAGCGTATCAGGACAGCGTAGGAATCTGGACAATAGGATATGGAACTATAAAAGGAGTTAGGGAAGGCGACAAGATTAACCAAGATGAAGCAGAACATTTATTACAGGAAGAACTGCCTGAATATGAAGATTATATAAATAAGATGGTCAAAGTTCCTCTCAAGCAATGTCAATTTGATGCATTGGTTGCTTGGGTCTTTAACTTAGGTTCAGGAAACTTACAAGAAAGCACAATGTTAAAAGTTTTGAATGAAGGTAAGTATGACGAAGTTCCTGCACAAATGAAAAGATGGAATAAAGCAGGTGGTGAAGTATTAAATGGTTTAGTTAGACGCAGAGAAGCGGAAGCTATTATGTTTCAAGGTGGAGAGTGGTACGCTGTCTGATGGCACTGTCAAAGAAACAGAACAAAAGACTTGGGGCAATACTGTCAGTAATGTTCAAAGAAGAAACACCACAAGAACATTTAGAAGAAGTAGTCAACGACGGCTTTGTAGCCAAAGAAGAAGAAGGCTTTGCTATTACTCCAAAAGGACTTGATGAAAAAAATCGGCTTTGTACCCTAGCAGGGTTGAACATCAAGTATCAAAGTGAGAAAAGTGGAGAGAATACTGGGTAGGACATTCGTTCTGCCCTTCTCTAAATCCAATCATTACCCTCATACCAACCCACTAAAGAATATCTAGTTCCTTTGGTAACAGGCATTACTTGATGATATAAGAAAGAAGGAAACACGATAACTGTGCCCTTTTGCCTAATTAATTCTTGGTCAGGTGTGGGTATATCTTTAGTAAAAACAAAGTCTCCACCTTCATATTCCTTGCTGTGACTAAGCTGAACAGTAACACTTAGCTTTCTTTGAGAAGCATTATTTAACAAGTTACAGTCCATGTGCTCAGTGTAAAAGTCTCCTGATTTATATTTACCTAATTGGAACTCATACATTCCATTTAAGTTAAAGCCAAAACTTTCCCTATTAGCCATGACTATATATTTGTAGACAAGGCTATTGATAAAGTCTGAATAAGGATTGTTGTAATCAATGCCTACTATTTCAGATGACCTTATCTTTTTGTTAAGACTGGTATTGTCGTGACCAACTTCTCCTAGCTTGGTGTCAACTTGGGTAATGAGCATACGAAGTTCATCACAAGCAGACTCAGAAAGTTCTGCATCCCAAGCGTACCACCAACTATTCATATAGGTTCTTCAAATATTTCAACTGAATGTAGATTAGGGTCTTTGTATTTTATCAAAATACGTCCACTCCTATATCTAGTTCTGACCATTTTAGAATCAGCATAGTAAGATTCTATTTGTCTATCCAATTCTTCAGCCTTCAATCTTTGTCTAACCGAATCAACTTTATAATCATATTGCGTCATTGCATTTCCCCCCATGATTAAAGGTCTATTTTACCAACTGGTTAAAATTTGAACAATTATTTATTGTAATGACCGTAATACTGGTTAAATTTAGCTATAGCTTCTTCGTCTGTGTAAGGCTTTTGTCCGAATCCTCTTTTTTCCTCACAGTCTAATGCCCACCAGTTATAGAAGTTATTGAAATAGCTATTCTTCTTATCGTACTTAAATACTTCGTACATTTTCTCCCCCATTTTTTTATTAATTTCTATTCATTTGCCAATCTTCTAATCTATGCCATAGTTCCCTGCCCAAATAATAAGGCAAACAAATTAGCATTAATGCCAATACAAAACACCCAAACAATAAACCTATTACTGTATAAAATAGAATATCTCTAAATTTAGTCATTTAATTTCTTCTATTGTTGTTGTAAGCAGCTATTTTTTTTGCCCAGTTCTTAGGCATTTTCCTTTTTTTAACAGGTCTGCCATATTCATCATGTGGCTCTGTAGGTGCTTGTCCATATTCTTCTTCTTTAGAATAATCGCCATAAGTATTATCTTTCATTTGTTTTCTCCATTAAGTGTTCATAAAAATAATCAATCATATAAGAAAGTAAAACTCCTTCTGCTAGATTATAAGTTTTAGACATTTCTTTTAATTTATCTTGATATTCTTGATTGGCTCTAGCAGTTATTCTTGTATCTTTTTTTGCTTGCAAATACTTATCTTTAGGTAAATTAATTTCTTTAAATGTTACGTCAGACTTTACCTCATTTCTCCATTCATCTTTAAAATCTTCAATGTCTTTCATTTGCCTTGTCCCCTATATTTAGCTTTACGCATACGCTTTTTGTGTTTGTTCATGGTGGATGTTCCAACATTTCCTCTGCCTATACTTGTTTTCTTTCCCCTAGAACCACATTTAGGTTCGTGACGTAATAAATGATTTTGTGTTGCTTTTCTCATATACTAATAAATTCAATAGAAGGTTCTACTTGATAACCTTCGTGCATAAACTCTATGCACTGAGCAAATTGCCAAAGGGGCAACTGTACGCTTGCTAAATCTTCCCCTTCCTCTGTCTCTGTTACACCAGTAAAAAAACATGGACCACAAAACTCCCAAACTATTGGTGGAGTCCAAAAAGAATCAAAGTTTTTTATATAATCCTTTGTTGCTTTACTGTGGTCATAAACTCTGATGCCATTGTCTATATTTTGTAATGTAGAAAATTTGAAAAAATATCTTTCTTCATCACTTTTTAATAGACCTTCTTCGTCTCCCCACCAACGAGTTGCAGGTGCATCTATGACTGCTTGAGTTTCTATAAGCCTGCAACCTATATCTGCTCTCATTTCTTCATACCAGTCTTTTTGACTTATTTTTTTATGTTGTATGATTCTTTCTTTGGGGTCAACAAAAAATGTGTATATATAATCCATGACTAAACTGTCTCCTTTTCTTCTATTTTTTTAAAAAATTGTGCTAGCAACATACTGATACGAGGGTTTATGGGTGTTCTGCCCTTTTCCCATCTAGAAATTACTGACCTATTTGGTATACCATTTGTGTAGTAACCCAAATAATCTGCAATTTCAGATTGAGTTGTATTAGTATCTTTTCTTAATTCTTTTAGTTCTTCACCTGTCATTATTTCACCTCGTAATCTTTATCTATGATACCAACATCTTTAGAACCCCTGAAGTGTGCCTTCACAAAAGTTGTTTTGCCATTAGCCAGTTTTCTAATATGTTTTCTCACACTATGGAACGCAGTACCACTTGACCTACTGTTTCCACAACCACCACCTGCTTCATCGTTTCCATACATATCTAGCTTCAAAGTTTTATGCTCATAGCTAGGTCTCTCTGCCAAGACAGTATGCGTAAACTTTTTTAACCTCGTGTGACCATCGGTTGTGTTTGGTCTACCTTGCACATCTTTTGACTGAGTAATCTCAGGATAATTCAACATAATGTTCAACGTGATAAACGCACTTGATACCATTTTAGTCCAAATATTTAGTGATACATTTGTATATTGCCCTTGTTCATCAGGGTCAGTGATTATGTAATCTACAAAATGCCCTTGAACCCAATATGTATAATCCTCTGCCGTAAGTGTTTTACCACTTTCGCCTAACCCTTCAATGAACACTTCCCCTTTATGAAATGTAAACGCATACTGAGAATAGTCATGCACAAAATATCCATTTTCTCTGTCATACATAAGCATAGACATCAAGAAAATAGGTTCGTCTGTTTCCTCAGCAGTATAGTCCAATTCACGCACTAGCACATTCATTACTGCATCAGGTGTTTCTATCTGTATGAATAAAAGTTTGTAGGGTGCATATACAGGCATAGCAGGAATAATTTTTTCTACTTCCTGTTCGCTTAATATGTTGTGTTCATCTTTTTGGTCTATGTAGAACTTTGCTGCCTGTTGTATCTCTTGGCTCATAGCCTTGAAATACTCTTGCCTTACATTTTCAGGTATAGGTTCAACCATTAGATTAAAATGCGGTGGCATACCAACTCTTTCATTTAGATAATGTACGTCTTGGTACATATATATTAGTTTCTGTAAGACTGTATTATTCATTGTTCTGTTTAGAGTTGCCGTACTTTATTACTTGATGCAAAGCGTTCCAGTCCTTATCATTTAAAACTTCTTTAACTGAAGCAAGCGGCAAATTAAATAAATCAACATCATATTTATTGCTCAAATCATTTAAAAGCACTTCTAAATTCTTATTAGTATTCATTGGTACACTCCTCAAATTGAAGGCTATCTTCATACATCATGTCTAAATTTTTAGATGATAAACCATTCATTGAAACGGCTAACTGCAAAAAATCTATCACAAGTACAACTAATGGCTTTTTGCGAAAGTTAGACTCTACATAATTAATGCAATCATGTTTTAAATCTTCTCTGTCTCTTAATGTCCAGAGGTCATTTATTAATTCGTAATCTTTGTCCTGTAACATTATGATTGCTCCTTCATGAATAATTTGCTTTCAATAGTTGCAACGTCATCATGGAAATTTGAATCTTCTAAAGCTTCACAAGCTACGTTAAGGATGTCTCCTCTATCCCATTTGCAAAACTTACTTACTACAAGACCTAAAGCTTCTGCATCAGTGGCTTTATATCCATTTACATACGCTTTTTCTTTAATAGCAGTAACTAATTGAGGTATCACTGCATTAACGATTTCATCTGTAGACATTTCATTACAATCAAAACAGTTTAAATTTATGCTAATCATTTTTTTCTCCTGCCTTTCGGCTCAATTTATTATTTAACATGGTGATAGTATAACAATGTTTACATAAATAAACAAGTACAAAATGTACCTAATTTAAAAAGGTAAGTGGTCTATATCTTCTACTATTAATGAATTTACTTCTTCTAAAAGTTCATATTCAGAGCCGTAGGCTTCAACGAACTTTCTTTTATATGGGTGTCTGCTTATTGGTTCTTTATCGCCGCCCCTTCGGTGGTGTTCAAAACATAAAGGCAAGACTAAAAAATGAGCACCTTCCTTCGTTTTTCCTTCTATATGATGTATTTCGCTAGGCACATAATAAAAACCCTTTTTACGACATACGATGCAGCCAAGTTCTCGTACTTTTGCCATGTGCTCCTTTTCTTTAGAAGTTGGACTTCTACCTTTCATTAGGCTTATCTTTTTTATCTTCCCTGCCATCTATGACAATAAGATGTTCCTGCATCCATTTATCACTTACCCCTTCTTTCTTTAACTTTTCTTTTAGAATTTCCTCAAGTGTTTTCTTCATTTTTTTCTCCCTCTATTATGATAGCTTTAGCTGATTTAAAGTTTTCAATTAATTTATGATAATTTTGCTCATTGAAATCACGCATTGTTTTGATTGCTTTTTTATTAGACAACCAATATTTCTCAAGTCCTTTAACTGTTTTTATTGATTCAATAAAAGCTGAAATAATAATAAGCAAATCATCTGAAAATTTATGCTCCGTATCTTTTTGCTTCTTCTCTTGCATTTACCATTTTTGTTCGCCATTCCTCAAAACCTACTTCAAGTGCTTTGAGTTCTACTTTCAAACTAGAAAGGTTTGCTTTATTAACCGCAAGCTGCAACCTTATTCTATATAGTTCAGGATTATTTTCAGCAAATACCTCTTGGGATGCTACTGTTTTGTGCCCTTCCGCCATAGCTATAGTTTTTAATTTGGCGAGCAGTCTTTTTATATCTGCATCGCTTTTTAGTATTTCATACTCAGCTTTTCTGATGGGTTTGGCTAACTTTCTTATTCTGTGAATCCACAGTTCATTTTGTTCTTCCATTGAACTTAAAATGGTGCTTCATCTTCTTCGTCAATCTTTTTAAAAGATGCACTCAGATAATCAATACCGCTTGCAGATAGTTTTAGCCAACTTCCAAACTTTAGCTTATCTTTATCTACAGTAACCCTTCCGCCAAAGTCTGGACTATTGGGACTGGTTTTTTCTTCTTCTGAGGTTGCATAAATAAGACCTACAGATTTCATAAGTTCTAGTTTCTTTTTACCATCGCGGTTTTCACTTTGAACTATTCTGTAGTAACCTTTTTCTCCGCCTTTAGTCATGTTTCCTGTCCACATAACTTCTGCTTGGTTCTCTTTAAAAAAGACACCTTTTAATTCATCATCAAATTGTTTATCCATAATTAGATACCTCTAACATTCTATATTTATAACCTTTGCCCCCAGATATACGCTTCTTGGTAATTATTTCCACACCCATATCTAATGGCAATCCAAATCTTACACGACATTCATACTTACGCATATTCCGTATGGCAGCACTTATAGTTGGCTCACCATAGAACTTTCCTGTGTTTCTTTGTATAGCGTCTTGTAATTCCCAAAAAGTCCACCAACGTCCATCTGACATACATCGCCATACGCACCAGTTAAGGTCTTGTTTGTGCGTTGCTTTGCTTTTGGGTTTCATGTGCACTATTTCTGCATCTATTTTATTTAGATTCATTTTATTTTTCTCCCTTGTTTTCATATAAAGATATAAGATTTTCTAATGCTTTCTTAGTGTCATTAGAAGAAGCTATTAAAGCCTTCTTGATGGTATTCTCGTTTGACTTATATATTTCTTGGCAAGCAGCTTTTTCAGGATTCTTTAAAAAACTTCTGCATAGTTCTAAGAACTTTCCTTCGTCATCTGCTGATGCAATCATGTTACCATCTGAATTAACTATATGATATTTAGCATCTTCTTTCATGGCAGGTTCATGCTTAGATGCAGTCTTAGGTAAAGGCTTTACTTTTGCGACCTTTTTGACTGTTTCTTCTGCTTTATTAGCATCATCATCAGCAGCACCAATACCGCAAGCTAAAGATAATGAGTACCTGCGAGCATACGTCAGTGCAGAGCCGTAGCCGTGTGGTGTCTGCTTATCAGCAGGAACAAATATTTTTCCTGTTTCTAGCCTAGAGCCATGTCCTATGAACACAGTCTCTATACAAACTCCACCCTCTACTTGCTCAGATATTTGTTGATACAAAACACCTTGCTCTAGTAAAGGCTCTTTTACCGCCTGTATAACATCTTCTAATGTTGCGTAAGGACTACCTGATGTGTTTCTTTTGTTTTTAAAGAACTCATTTATTGCAGACCTATTTGCATCGTTGATTTTTTTTTGTGCTTCAACTATTGCACTTATCAATTTATCCATATTTACCTCTATTTCAAGTTAAAAAGTTCAGCAGCAGCTATTTTCTCTTTATTTGACCACCGCCAGTCGTCAAAGTCTGGTACTAATAAACTAGCCACCTGTTTAATGTCATCAGAATAAGACAGTAAGTTCATCATAGAACCACAGGCTTTCCTAACAACTTTCATGTGCTCCTCTACATCAGGTACAGGCACAGTTCGGACTTCTTGTGTAGTCTTTGTGGCATATACATAATCAACTAAAGGAACGGCTTCTAAAGCAGTAGCATATATAGATAACTGCCTGCTATAAGAATTCGGTAATACACTCGGCATTCTATTCGTGGTTTTTATATCACGCACTATGCCTTCATAATAGAGGTCATAATAGCCGATTATTGGAATGGGAATTTCTTCATATTCTAGTTTTATTTTCCCTTGAGACTTTATTGGCTTTCCTAACTGTCTAAAAAAAGGTATCGCAATTTTTATATAGTCCACTAATACGTTTCTTTCAGTCTGTGCTTTTGCCTTGTTATAAGCAAGACCGCCCTGCATGGCATCATATTCACGTTGGTCAAAAACATCTAGTGCATAAGTTACAAGGCTTTTTTCTGATAACCTCATATCAAACAAAGACTTTTCTATAGTGTTGTCTATTGCAGTACCCCTCCAAAAAGCAGGAATGCCAAAATTTTCTTTATATCCACTAACTTTTAATAGCCAGTGTGTAGGGTTGTTTATAAATTCGTTTATAGATGAGGGGGAAAGGTGGTCAACATTATGTTGTTCAAAAGGATTATTTGTATTCATATTATGTGTTTTCAGGTTAATATCAATTTAGATGTGCTATTTTAGTACAATATGGGTGGATTTACAAGAACAAATGATGTATTCTAGCCATCATGAAATTATCTGATTATTTGAGTAAACATAAAATTACCCAAGATAAATTTTTAGATGAGTCTAAAAGGCTTGGTGGTACATTTTCTAAACACGCAATTTCTAAATGGTGTCAGGATAAAAGAATTCCCAGAAAAGAAGAAATGCAAATTATTTATGAAGTTACAGGGGGTCTAGTAACGGCAAATGACTTTTATGATTTTAATGTCTTGCCAGATAAATCTATCTAGTACATAATGGGTTACTATGTCTATAGAAGCAATAGGTTGGTGTAAACGCCAAAAATGTAATACCCCTTCAACTAAATTAGTCCTTTTTATTCTATCAAACTACGCAGACCAAGAGCACTCTTGCTATCCTAGTGAAAAGCATATAGCTAGTATTTGCGGTATTTCAGATAGACAAGTAAGAAGGTGTTTAGCTTGGTTAGAGCAAAATAATTTAATAAGGAAGGAAATGCGTTCTGGTACTTCAAACAGGTATTTTTTGAGTGTGGACGCCCATGTCCTTACTCTTAGGACACCCACTACCGCCTATACTAAAGACAAACTAAAAACTAAGAAAGGGGGTAAAAATGCACTTGCAGGATAAGCTACTAGAAAACAATATAAGATTAAAAAATTACACAGAAGGAACACACAAAACAAAATGTCCAAAGTGTCAACCACCACACAAAGCTTCAGATAGACCTCTTTCTGTAACTATTGATATAGATAGTGCTGTATGGTTTTGTCATCACTGTGAAGACACTGGCTCTGTATACGATAAAACAACACCAATAACTAAAAGTGTTAATAAGCCAAAGGCTGCAGAACCAATAACTATAGAAAACACAAAGCACACAAAGTTTCTTGATGACTATTTTATTTCTCGTTCAATAAGCAGAGAGACATACGAATACCATTGTGTTCATACTAAAGATAGTAAGTGGATAGCTATGCCCTACAATCCACACAATAACCGATGCGACAATATAAAGTTCAGAACTGTAGACAAACAATTTAAGCAAACTCCTAATGCTAAAAAATCTTTATATAACTATAAGGCAGTAAAAGATTCAGATACGGTTATATTTGTAGAGGGTGAAATAGATGTTTTAAGTTTGTGGGAAGTAGGGTTTCGTAATGCAACAACTCTACCTGATGGAGCTCCTGCACAGGCAAACTTCAAAGAAAATGATAAAAGGTTTAGTTGTTTGCAGGCATATCCATTAAAAGCAAAAAAAATAATTATTTTTGTAGATAATGATGGGGCAGGAGAAAACTTAAATAAGGAGTTGCTTCATAGGTTTGGAAAAGACAGGTGTTGGTATGTAGAAGTTCCTAAAGATTGTAAAGATGCTAATGATGTTTTGGTTAAGCATGGTGCTGCCACTTTAAAAAAAATAGTAGAAAAGGCAAAGCCTTATCCAGTGGATGGTTTATATACTGTTAACAATTATACTAGCCAAGTCATAGATTTATTTAATGGCAATTATACAAAGCCTATTGAGATAGGGTTTCCTTCTATAGATAGGATATACAAAGTGTTAAAAGGAACATTTCATGTTTGGACTGGCATACCTAATCATGGAAAAAGCACAGTTCTAGACCAGTTTCTAGTTAACATAGCTAGAAAGCATGGATGGAAGTTTGCTATGTTTAGTCCAGAGCACTCTACCAGTATGCACATAAGAAGGCTTGCACAAATAGTTTCAGAAAAACCTTTTGATAAAAGCATAGAAGGAAGAATGAGCACTGATGAGTTGCACAATGCTCTAGATTGGGTAAATGAGCATTTTTATTTTATTGAGACAAGGGAACACATACCCAACATTGAGAAGATATTAGATATAGCCAAACAAAGCGTATTAAAGTTCGGAATTAATGGGTTGGTCATAGACCCTTACAATGAAGTAGATGCTAGAAGAAGGGGCAACTATAGAGAAGATGAACACATAAGGGATTTTATTTCTAACTGTAAAAAGTTTGCAAGGGTTCATGATTGCACTGTTTGGGTAGTAGCACATCCTACCAAGATGCAAAAAGAAAACGATGGCGGTTATGCACCACCAACCGCTTATGACATAGCAGGTGCTTCTCATTGGCACAATCAAAGTGATGCTGTAATTACAGTACACAGAGACTTTGATGATGACTCTATAAATATAATCACAAGAAAGATTAGAGAGCAGGGATTATATGGTCAGATTGGGGAATGCAAATTATTTTATAATCACAAAAAAAGAGTTTTTGAGGAAAGAGCAGTAGAAATCCAAGAAAACTGGACAGTTTAGGAGCATCCCATTGAAAAACATACAAGAATTATATGATGCGGCTGCTTCTAGATATGACGATATATATAACAGTAAAGAAAATCACAAAATAATAAAAGCTGAAAACAAGGTTCTAATTGATTGTTTGCCTCCTGCAGCTTATGCACAAAATAAGACTGTATTAGATTGTGGGGCAGGAACAGGGTTGTTTTTAGATTTGTTCAGAGAAGAAATTAAACCCTATAACTATTTAGGTTTAGATATAAGTGAAAAGATGCTTTCACAAGCAAAGGCAAAACACAAACAGTATAAATTCCTTCATAAAGATTTTATGAGTTATTCTGATGAAAATAAATATGATTTAGTTACAAGCCTTTTTTCTATAACGGATTATTGTGGGGAAGAAGGGTTTATAAAACTTTTTGATTATATAAAGAAAGGTGGATTCCTATATGTAACTTTTTTAAATAGTTCTGTTGATTATGAAGTTGTCAGCCATGAAGGGGGAGAGACTATTGACCCTTACAGGTTTACTTATAAACAAATACAAGACTTATTAGATAATATAGATTATGATTGGTCGTACACATTGGGTCTTTCTAGTATAGAATATGACAATAAAAGTGAGACATTAAAAGATATATACAGAAGTATGAACAAAAACATTCACAACCTTTCTAAGTGTAAATACTATTTATTGATATTACAGTTATGAAGCTAAATTTAAACCTAAACGTATTTGATGCAGCTTTAAATAGACTCCAAGAAGTTTACGAGCAAGGGCACACGATAGTAATTTCCCAAAGCGGAGGCAAAGACAGCACGGTCTGCATGGAACTTGCGATAATGGCTGCTGATGCAGCAGGTAAGCTTCCAATAAATGTTATACATCGTGATGAAGAAATATTGTTTCCGAATACATACGAATACTTAGATAGAGTTGCCCAAAGACCTGAAGTAAATATGCATCATGTTTACGCAGGTCAACCTGTTATAAATGTATTCAATAGAAATTTACCTTATTGGTGGATTTTTGATGAAGCAGTTAACCCTGATGATTGGGTAAGGAAGCCACCACCTTATGCGTATAAGATTGAAGAACAGAATATAACTGCGTTAGTTACACCAGAAAGGTTTCCTGTTGAAGAAGGCAAGGACCTAATGGCTTGTATCGGACTGAGAGTACAAGAGAGTCCTAATAGACGTATGGGGTTGTTTTCAAGCAAAGGTCACATAACTAAAGGCAATGAAATAGGAGTAAAGTATCTAAGACCAATATATGATTGGACAGATGGAGATATTTGGAAAGCAATAGGAGATTTTAAATGGGACTACAATCATGCTTACGATGTAATGGTAAAACATGGAAGGTCAAAAAATAAACTCAGAATTGCACCTTTAACAATGACGACTGCAGGAATCCCTGATTTACAATTAGGTCAGAAAGCATTTCCAAGATGGTTTGATTCAGTATGTCATAGATTAGACGGCATTAGGACCGCTGCTCAATTCGGAAAAATATCATGTCAACCTATAAGAAAGTCAGGAGAAACGTGGGAAGAATGTTTTAAAAGAGAATGTATAGAAGAAGCACCAGATTGGATAGCAGAAAGGGCAGTGAAAGTTATGGAATCTGAACTAAGAAAGTTCAACAAACAAAACGGTTCTGCTATGGATTTTCCGCAGGTAAATTCTATAAGAGCAAATCCGAATGGTTCATGGAAAAAATTAGCAATAAACCTATACAACGGAGACCCCTTTTCTTTGAAACAAGGAACGCTTCCCTATATGGAGCCAGAATACTTTAGAGAAGGTTCTGGTACTTGGGGCGGAAAACCAACTTTTTAAATAATCAAAATAACAGGAGAAAACATGGCTAGAACTAAAGGTAAGGCAGAAGTAGAAAAGAAGAATAAAGTATTAGAGGCTTTAAATATTCAATACGTTACTCACGATAAAATTGTACCTAATACCTATAATCCCAACAGGCAATCAGATGATGAATTTGAATTGCTAAAAAGGTCAATGACTGAAGATGGATTTACTCAGCCTATAGTGTGTGTAAAGCACGAAGATGATGAAAGTATGTTCAGAATAGTAGATGGTGAACACAGATGGAGATGTTCAAAGGCTCTAGGGTATACAGAAATACCTATAGTAGTTACTCCGATGACTTATGAACAAGCAAGAATAGCTACTCTAAGGCACAACAGAGCAAGGGGTTCTGAAGATATTGAATTAACATCTGAAGTTTTGAGGGACTTAGAAAAACTAGGAGCCTTAGATTGGGCACAAGACAGTCTGATGATGGACGACTTAGAACTTCAAAGAATGATTGAAGATATACCTGCTCCTGAAGCTATGGCTGATGAAGATTTTGGAACGGCTTGGATTCCTACTGATAGCGACACATCAGAAGATAGTGTAACAGGCACTGAACACAAAACCGCAGATGGAACTATGATTAAGGCTCTTACTCCAGAAGCGTTAAATGCTCAAAGAGAAGTTGAAAGAAAAGTAGCAGAAGCAAAAACAGAAGAAGAAAGAAGCATGGCAGTTCAAGCAGCCAACTTCTATAGACTGAATCTAGTCTTTAGTGGAGACGAAGCAGATGTGGTCAAATCGGTGCTCGGAGATAAGCCTGCAGAAATGCTTTTAGAATTGTGTAAATCTAAAAACTAGCCAAAAGTAGTCTAAAAATACTAAATTAGGCTGCGAGAAATGCGTTTTAAGCAACAAAAAGGCATCAAGTAATGGTATAGCATACCCCTAATCATGCGGCTTTTAGGTCGTTGAAATAAAAAAGAGCCCTCGTTAAAGGGCTCTATAACTTATGATTATTTAATTAATCTAAAGTTTCTCTTTGGCTTGGGAGTATATGAATCCACAAATGTTTCTCTTGCGTAAGCATCTTTCAATGCAAACTTGAGATAGTCTTCATCAAGTCCAAAGTCTTTGTAGCCTTTTATTATGCAATCTAGATAAGGCATACTAGGGGGAGTAATTCCCTTGCTGTTCATTATATAGAGCATAACTTCTTCACTACCCAATTTTTCTTCTATGCCTTTTACAGTGCATAATTTTTTGGTGTAAAGGTGAGGGTAACCTTCATAAGTATCTAATGCAGATTCACAGGTCTGCGTAATTCTCCACAAACCGAGTGGAACTTTGGCATTATCTACTTCTTCTACGTCAGCAACCCCTCTGAATTTAAGTTCCCAACCATGCAGCATTAAGCTACCGACTGGTTCAGCATTAGGACACCTCATTTTCATTTGGTTCACATTCAGATTGCTTCCATAAGCACCATACAGGTAAGATTTATATTTCATTTTTTTCTCCTTATATTTAGTTAAGTTCATCTTCCCTTTCTTCAAAGTAACTTTTGACTTTTAGGTCTACACCATCAAGCCATCCGCTATCCGTTTCAGAAACTGTTTCTTCTTCTGTTGTTATGTTTTCAAAATCAACAAAGGTTATGTTTAATCCTTTTCTTTCCAACCATGCAACTAATGAAACCCTATCTAAACTGTTTTCTCTTGCAGTATCATAAAAGGTATTCAAATCACAATTAAATAATAAGACCTCAAGGGCAGTAGAAATTCCATCACCTGTAACTATCCAACCATTGTATTGTCTAGAGTATTCAATTTCATACCCATTGTTCTCTATAAGAGTTCTAGTTAAATTGTAAGGTCTGTTCTTACTGACACTTCTTCTTCTGTTAGCAGGTGTTAAAGCAACACTCTTTTCAACAAAAGCCATCAAGAAACTTAACCAGTTAACAATCTTTGTGAAATTTAAAGTTCCGCTATGTTGTCTGAACTCTATAGTTCCGTATCTAGCCAAAGATTCTAAATTAACTTTTAAATATCTAGTTCCTGCACTTCCTGCAAGACGTCTTTTAGTAGTTGCTCTTTTAACTCTATTCTTACTGCCAGTAATACTTCCGCACCAATGAGCATTGCTTCTTCTGCTTCTTGGCATTACTAGGTCTATTTGACTTTCGTAGTCTGCGTATCTCTCATATACAGTCTGTATCTGTCCGACAGTTAAATCTTCAACTCCTAAATGAATGTGTAATCCACATCTTCTAGTAACATGAATTCCTTCTATTGTGTCTAAGGCTTCACATACTTTAGCAAGTTGTTCTATTCCTTCTTGTCCTTTAAGTATAGGACTAACAATCTCACCGCAAGTATCATAATTAGGCAAGCTACCATCTGTAACTATTTTCCAGTAATCTAATACTGTGTGCGTGTATCCTTCAAAATGACATTCAACAACTTGGTTAAGAGTTCTGGCTACTTCTCTAATATCAGCACCTTCAAACTCCATTTCTATTCCAAATGTTCTGTCTGTTATGGTTGGTAAGTTATTCATTCAATTTACTCCTATTCAATTTATTAACTTAATATGTAGATTATAGATGAAATGTTTACAAATGTAAACACCTATTTGCACAAAATGTACTTATTTTTTTGACACATATAGATATATGACTTTAGAATGTCATTAGCCTTTTATAAAAAGTGATAATTTATGGTTAAAAAAAAGATAAATAAAAAACTAACTCTTACCAAAAAAGAGGAAATTAGAAACAAGTTTGTACAAGGTATAGAAGATAACAAAGGCGGTAGAAAACTATATTCTATAGATGAACTAGCTGCTGATTATGGGATTCCTAAACCCACTTTATATAAAACTGCACAGAGAGAGGATTGGACTTTTCAACAAAAAAGGTTTCAAGATAAGTATTTAATTGAACTAGATGAAAGACGAAGGAAGGAACTTATACAAGAAGCCGTTCAATTTGATAAGACCAGTTTACAGTTGGCTAAAGGCTTAATGGGTCAGATAGCACAAAGCCTAAGACAAAACACTGAAGATGATAAAATTAAACCTCAGGTTTTAAACAGTCTTAGTCAAGCATTGGGTCAGGTGCAGAAGGTCGGAAAGTTGGCGTTAGGGCAAGCTACAGATAATGTAAACCTAGAAACAAATGGAAAAGACAGCGAAACATTCAGAGAGGCTTTGGGATTGTTGGACAACATTGCCGAGCAACGCAGAAAAGGCGACTCTAAGTCTGTACACTGATTGGCTTACTAAAGCTAGAGCCAAGCAACTAAGTCCGCAAGAAGAACACCACATCTGGTTAATCTTGGCAGGTCGTGGTTGGGGTAAGACTAGAACAGGTGCACAAGACATAGCCTTATACGCTTTACGCAATCCAGACAGTATTTGTGCAGTTATAGCACCTACTTTTGGAGATCTAAAAAGAGTTTGTTTTGGTGGTCCTAGTGGATTGTTATCTATCATTCCTGATGATTGCTTTTATACATCAAGAGGAAGGAAGTCTTATTCAGAGACCACAGCAGAGATAAGATTAGATAATGGCAGCAAAATTATTGGTTACGCTGCTATTGAACCTGACAGGCTTAGGGGTCCACAGTTTCATAGAGCATGGTGTGATGAATTAGCTGCATGGAGATACCCAGAAACATTTGACCAATTAATGTTTGGTTTGAGGTTAGGCGACAACCCACAATGCGTTATTACTACTACTCCAAAACCCACACCGCTAATTAAACAACTTATAGAAAGAGAAGATGTAATAGTTACGTCAGGAAGCACATTTGAAAATGAAGCCAACCTAGCACCTTCAGCATTGGCTATGCTTAAAGAAAGGTATGAAGGAACTAATTTAGGTAGGCAAGAACTATATGCAGAAATAGTAGATAGCGTAGAAGGGGCATTGTGGAGCAATGCTATGATTGAAGAAACAAGGCTGCCTGAAAATGAAGAAAGAGAGCTCACTAAGATAATTGTGGCTATAGACCCTGCAGTTACATCAGGGGAAGATTCAGATGAGACAGGCATCGTAGTAGTAGGCAAAGACGCAAATAATGAGTATTATGTACTAGAAGACCAGAGCGGAAAGTATTCTGCGGATAAATGGGGAAGAATAGCCATTAATCTTTTCTACGAGTGGGAAGCTGATAGAATAGTTGCAGAGGTAAACAATGGCGGTGATTTAGTGGAAAGACTTATAAGAGGTATAGACCCCAACGCAAGTTATAGAAGTGTTCATGCTACTCGTGGAAAGTTGGTTAGGGCGGAGCCTGTTAGTGCCCTATATGAACAAAGGCGTGTTCACCACATGGGCGTTTTCCCTGAACTAGAATCACAAATGACAACCTACACAGGTGAAAGACTTAAACCAAGTCCTGACAGACTAGATGCTTTAGTATGGGGATTATCCGAAATAAGCAGGTCAAGGGGCGAAGTAAATTGGAGAATAAGCTAATGGCTATACTGGATAATATAAAAAACGTATTTACTAGAAATACAACAGAAAGAAAAATGACAGGTAACATGGTTGGTTACTTTGGAGTTGGAACATCTAAATCAAGAAATTACAGATATGAAGATTTAGCTGAAGAAGGCTACATGAAAAACAGTATCGTGTATCGCTGTGTAAACGAAATAGCTAAAGGTGCAAGTGCAGTACCTTTCATGGTCAAGTCAGGGGATCAGGTGTTAGAGAGTCACCCAATAATATCTCTATTGTCTCGTCCTAATCCCCTGCAGTCTCACAGTGAGTTCTTTAATAGTGTATTTGGATTCTTATTGTTAAGCGGTAATGCTTATGTATTAAGAGTAGGCTCAGAACTTGGTGCTCCTAAAGAACTGCATTTATTAAGACCAGACAGAATGGTTATTAAAGGTGGCTCAAGACCAATACCTGATAGTTATGATTACGTTATTAATGGCAAGGTACAAGCAAGTTACCCAGTAGATGACACAACTGGGTTCAGTGAAGTAAAGCACATCAAATTATGGAACCCTTTAGATGATTATTATGGTCTATCCCCTATGTCTGCAGCTTCTATAGAAGTTGACCAACATAATATGTCAGGAAAGCATAACGTCAATTTATTAAGTAATGGTGCAAGACCTAGTGGAGCAGTTGTATTTAAACCACAAGACGATGCAGGCTTGAGTGTTAATTTAACTGAATCACAAAGACAACAACTTCTATCTGATATGAATAACAGGTTCAGTGGTACTTCTAATGCAGGTAGACCTATGCTTCTTGAAGGAGACTTTGATTGGAAAGAAATGGGGTTGTCTCCAAGAGACATGGACTTTATAAACCTGAAGCACATGGCAGCAACAGATATAGCATTATGTTTTGGAGTGCCTAGTCAATTAGTAGGAGTTCCAGATGCACAGACTTACGCTAACGTAGCGGAAGCAAGACTTGCTTTATATGAAGAAACTATTATTCCTCATCTTAGAAAAATAGAATCAGATATAAATGAGTGGTTGGTTCCTATGTTCGGAGAAGATTTATATTTTTGTTTTGATATAGACCAAATACCTGCTTTAGCAGAACGCACTAAAAAAACTTATGAAAATATCACAAGTGCTGTTAGAGAAGGAATAATGACTAGAAACGAAGCCAGAGAAAAAATAGGATTAACACCTATAGATGGTGCAGATGAATTATACATATCAGCAAATTTATTCCCTATAGGTGAAGAACAAACACCACAAGTACAAGACCCTATAGCTGAAGAAGAAATAGATGACTATGATGTAACTGAAGAATTACCATTTGATGAAGATGAAAAAGCAGTATTAGACATTAAGAATGTCATTAGCTAAAAAAGAGTTCCGTAATATACGAAGGGGCAGAATAAGTGCTCTAAGGGAAGTACGGAGACAACAACGATTAAGAAATAATTTAGAAAGGCAGTTATATAGAAGATTAACTTCTTTGTTTCGTAAATTTGTACTCACTAGGGCACATTTAATAAAAGAGTACGGAGTCTTTGACCTTAATTCATCTATACAAGACCTTAATGAAGAACTACTTCCAACTATGTCTCAACATTACAGGAAAATATTTAGAGCCGTATATCAAAACGCCAACGAATTGCATGATAGGGGCAAAAAGGAAGAAGAAGTTTTTGTAATGGGAAGAAGTATAGATTTTGAAGCCGTAATTGCCAGTTATTATTCAGGAAGGGCATTGGTGTTATCAGGCATAACTCAAAGAATGGCAAACAGAGTAAATAGGATAATTATAGAGGGCAGAGAAAATAATTTAACTCTTGCACAAATATCCAAAAATATTTCAGATGTAGTATTGCCTATAACTAGAGGTAGGGCAGCAACTATAGCTAGAACAGAAACACATAATGCTGCAAGTTTTGCTAACCATAGTTATTATTTAGCAGCACAAAGTAATTTGGGTATGTCAGTAGTTAAGCAGTGGGTGTCAACAGGGGACCTTAGAACTAGGTCATCTCATGCAGCAGCTAACGGACAAAAAAGAAGTATGGAAGAAGATTTTAATATAGGTGGTACTCCTATGGGTTACGCAGGTGACCCAAAAGGCGGTGCTAGAAATGTAATTAACTGTAGATGTGTCATTATTTATGCAGATGAACAAGATGTTGTGTTAGATTAATGATTCAGATACTATATATAGGTATAAATTTGGAGATAGCACTATGAGCAGTGAGTTAATAACTAATGAACCTGAACAAGCTGTCAGTACAGATCAGTACGATTCGCCTGAAGATTCCAACGAGAATGACAAAGAACATCTTGAAGTAGTAGAAGATAAAGAAGTAACTACTGAAGCTGATTATGAAGAAAAATCCTTCATAGAAATTAAATCAGAAATAAAAGCTGAATCAGATGATGGAACTTTTGAAGGTTATGGTTCGGTATTCAACAACACGGATTTGGGCAATGACATCATTAAGAAAGGTGCTTTCCAAAAAAGTTTAGACCAGAGGGGGGAGAAGGGAGTCAAGCTTCTCTATCAACATAAATCTGATATGCCTATAGGGGTGTTTGACGAAATAAGGGAAGATTCTCACGGTCTTTATGTTAAGGGGAGGTTGGCTCTCAAAACACAAGCAGGCAAAGATGCCTATGAATTATTAAAAATGGGTGCTCTAGATGGTCTCAGCATAGGCTTTAGAGTAAACCCAAAATCGGTTTCTTATGATAAGCGTAAAAATCAACGCATTATCAAAGAAGTAGACCTAATGGAAATTAGTCTTGTGACTTTTCCTATGAACCCTAAAGCTACTGTAAGGCAGGTGAAGGGTGAGGAGATTTCTATTAGAGAATGGGAGAACGGACTGCGTGATGCTTTCAATTTATCTCGTTCTGAATCTAAGGTTGCAGCAAAGGCTGTCAATCAAGCATTTATTCAGCGAGAGGTTGATGATGGTGCTGAACTGGTAGATGCCATTAAACATTTAACATTAACCATAAATAAGTTGTAAGGAGCAAATTATGTCTGATGATATAAAAGAAGTTGTTTCTGAGTTGGGTCAAGCTTTTGAAGAATTTAAAAAAGCTAATGACGAAAAGTTAGAAGCACTTGAATCAGGCAAGGGTCATGATACGCTTTTAGACGACAAGATTGCTAACATTGAGAGCAAACTTGACGGCTTAGAAGTAATCAACCAAGAGGTGACCCAAGCCAAACTTGCACAAGACGGAATCAAAGAGCAAATGGAACAGCTTGAAACGGTCATGAAAAGACCAAACTCAGGCTATGACGTTAAGCAAATTGACGACACTTGTGAATCGTTCTCTAAATTTATCAGAAAAGGTCTAGAAGGATTAGAGCCTGATGAAAAGAAAGCGTTAACTGTCAGCAATGACAGCACTGGTGGTTATCTTGCACCACCTGAGTATGTGAGAGAGTTACTGAAAACAGTAACAGAAATCTCGCCTATTCGTTCAATAGCAAGAGTGAGAAGCACTGGACAAAGATCAATCCAAGTGCCTAAGCGTTCAGCACAATTCTCTGCCTCATGGGTAGCAGAAGCAGGAACAAGGTCTGAAACCACAGGTTATAATGTGGCTTTAGAAGAATTGCCTGCACATGAGTTGTATGCCTTAGTTGATATTTCTGAGCAAAACTTAGAAGATTCAGTCTTTGATCTTGAAGCGGAAATGCAATCAGAATTCGCAGAGCAATTTGCGAAGGCTGAAGGAACTGCATTTGTCAGTGGTAACGCTGTTGGTAAGCCTGAAGGTTTATTAACTAATGGCGATGTTGGTGAATCTAATTCAGGTCACGCTAGTACATTACTAGCTGATGGTCTGATCACATTAGTTCACAGCATTAAGTCTGACTATGGAAGAAATGGTACTTTTGTTTTTAACAGAAGCACACTTTCTGCTATAAGAAAACTTAAAGATACTGCAGGACAGTATGTGTTCCAAACAGGTATGTCTCTACAAGCAGGAGTTCCTAATACTATATTAGGTTATCCTTATGTAGAAGCTACTGATATGCCAGACGTAGCAGCTAATGCTTACCCTGTGCTATTTGGTGACTTCAGAAGAGCATACATGATTGTAGACAGGGTTGCTTTGTCTGTAAGCAGAGATCCATTCACACAAGCTACTTCAGGTAACGTAAGATACGTTGCTAGAAGAAGGGTTGGTGGACAGGTCATACAGGCTGAAGCAGTTGTTAAACAAAAAGTATCAGCGTAAGCTGGGGGGTAATTATGAAAGACTTATCTAATAACATATCTCCTGCTGTTTCTATTATCAATGCGGTTAAAACTGCAGCAGGTAATGGAACTGGCGTTGATTTACAAGGTTATGAAAGTGCAACTGTATTAGTTGATGTTGGAGCAGAAGGAGATACTCTTTCTAGTTCTGTTTATTTTGAGGTTTCTTTAGAGGAATCTGATGACGACTCAACTTACACTGATTGTGCCCAAGCCAGTGTAGTAGATGGTACTATTGATTCAGGTGGAATATTCCTGAAACTAGATGGTACTGCTAATGGTAACCCTGACACAGCAGGTGGTATCTTTAGAATCGGCTATGTAGGCAACAAGAGGTATATCAGAGTTGTACTAGCTAAGACTGGAACTCACTCAAACGGAACACCTATTGGTGCGATGATTGTGAGAGGAAGTGCTAGACATAGCACAGACAACGCTTTTACAGCACATAACTCGTAAGGAGAATAGGATGTGGGGGTGTATGCCCCCACTACCTTTAACAAGGAAAAAGACATGGCAAAAAAGACATTTAAAATCATTGTTCCCAAACCTGCTGCAGCTAATGAATTAGGCACAGATACAAAACTGTATGTTGCTGATGAATTAGTAGAAGCTAAAGAGGATTGGCAACAAGACGTAATGAACACTTTTGTAGAGAATGGTTGGGCAATGGAAGTCAAAGCAGAGACTGGGGCAGAAGAAACAAGCGAGCCTGTAAGGGCAAGAAATGAAGATGGAACACTTAAAGGAGACGACCCTGATACACCTGATGTGAATGAAGCATGGGAAGGTGGTAAGGCTCCTAAGAAGAAGTCTACTGCTAAAAAGACTACTAAAAAGAGAACTACTAAGAAGAAAAGTTCTTAACCTATAACTCTACTGATATTTCATTATTGTATCTTAGGTACATAGTGATAAGATTAACGAAGCAGACGCTTATGATGGTAGATACCATACTAGATATAGGAAAAAGGTATGAGTGCAGGTTATCATCATTTTATAATAGAACAAGGGGCAACATTTGGTCAGACCCTAACGCTTAAAGATTCAAGCGACACCGTAATCAATTTATCTGGTTACGCATCAGCAGAAATGGACTTGAGGGAGACTCCTGAAAGTTCTTCACCAGTAATAACACTCACAACAGCAAATAGCAGAATCTCTTTAGGGGGTGCTGCAGGGACTGTTACGTTGAGCATATCTGCTGCCGATACAGCTAATTTAACTGCAGGTGATGGGGTGTATGATTTAGAAGTAGTGGATGGTTCATCAGGTGTTTACAGAATACTTGAAGGAACTTACACAGTAAGAAGGAACATAAGTAGATAATGGCTATATCAAAGGTATCAACAACTAATACCAATACTATAAATAAAGTAACTGTTACTGACGCAGACGCTATCAGCGTAATAACAGTCGGAACACAAGGTTTAGCAGGAGCACAAACATTATTAGGAGCAACTACAGCAGACGAATCCGTAGGTTCTAGTGATATAGGCTCAACAGTAATATATGACCACGCTAATACAAGATGGTTGGCAACAACTTCCAGTAATGCCAGTTCTCTAACCACTAAATTAGTTGGATTGACCTTTACTGCAGGTGGAGCATCAGTAACTGGTGTCCTAGATGAAGATAACTTAGGAACTAACAGCAATACCAAATTAGCCACACAACAAAGCATTAAGGCTTACGTTGATGCACAAGTAACGGCACAAGACTTAGACTTTCAAGGAGATTCAGGTGGTGCTTTATCCATAGACCTAGATTCAGAAGCATTAACATTTACAGGTGGAACTGGAATAGATACTACAGGAAGTGGAAATGCAGTTACATTTGCAATAGATAGCACAGTAGCCACATTAACTGGCTCACAGACATTAACGAACAAAACATTAACCTCACCAGTATTCAATACAGGTGTTTCAGGTTCAGCAGTATTAGATGAAGATGATTTATCCTCAGATAGTGCTACTAAACTGGCTACACAGCAATCCATTAAAGCCTATGTAGATGCACAAGTTACAGCACAAGATTTAGATGCCACTACGGATAGTGGAACAATAGCTATAGATTTAGACAGCGAAACTCTAACTGTTGCAGGTGGAGAAGGTATAGATACTTCTGCCACTTCTAATACGATAACCATAGCAGCAGAAGAAGCTACCAGTAGCAATAAAGGTGTAGCATCATTTGATAGCACGGACTTTACTGTTTCTTCAGGAGCCGTAACTGTAAACGCTGAAAGAGTACAGGATATAGTAGGTGCTATGTTCTCAAGCAATACAGAAACAGGTATTGCAGCTACATACGAGGATGGAGACGGAACAGTTGACTTAGTTATAGGTTCAGGGGTTATAACTAATGCAATGTTGGCAGGCTCTATAGCAAATGCCAAACTAGCCAATTCATCAATCACAGTTTCAGACGGAAGCAACACCACAGCTATAGCATTAGGCGGAACAGTAACTTATGCAGCAGGAGAAGGCTTAGACGTAGCAGAATCAAGTGGAACAGTAACATTTAGTGCTGAAGATGCAACTGCAAGTAACAAAGGGGTAGCAAGTTTTGACTCAACTGATTTCTCAGTTTCATCTGGTGCAGTTACAGTCAACGCAGAGAGAGTTCAAGACATTGTTGGAGCAATGTTTAGTAGTAATACTGAAACTGGTATAGCAGCTACTTATGAAGATGGCGATGGCACTATAGATTTAATAATTGGAAGTGGAGTAGTTACTAATGCCATGTTAGCCAACTCCACTATCACTGTCAGTGATGGTTCTAATACAACTGCCACTGCTTTAGGTGGAACTATTACATTTGCAGCAGGTGAAGGGTTAGATGTCGCAGAAAGTTCAGGCACAGTCACTTTTTCAGCAGAGGACGCTACTTCTTCCAATAAAGGTGTGGCTTCATTTACGAGTGATTTTAGCGTTAGTAGTGGTGCAGTATCATTAGGTACTTCTGGTGTAACAGCAGCCAGTTATGGAAGTTCTACGGCTATTCCTGTAGTTACTATAGACGCAAAAGGCAGGGTAACATCTGCAACCACAGCATCACTAAGTACATCTTTTACTTTATCAGCAGACAGTGGCTCAAACGATACATTCAACACTGGTGAAACTTTAACCATAAGTGGAACAACAAACGAGATAACAACTACTGTATCTAACAATGCAATTACTATAGCTTTACCTGATGACGTAACCATAGGCAATGATTTAACAGTAACAGGTGATCTAACTGTAAACGGAGATACAGTAACCCTTAATACATCAACATTAACAGTAGAAGATTTAACTATAAGAGTAGGCAAAGGTGCTACTTCATTAGCTAACACGGACGGTGCAGGTATAGAGTTTGGTGGTTCAAGTTCTAAACCAACCATTACTTGGGATAATGGCAATTCAAGATTAAGTGCCAATAAAGCATTTGCAGCTTCTTCTTTTGTAGGAAATATAACTGGTGATGTAACAGGTAATGTATCAGGAACGGCAGCTACAGTAACAGGGGCAGCACAATCGGCTATTACAAGTCTCGGTACTCTAACCACACTAACAGTAGATGACATTACTATAGATGGCTCTACTATTTCTGATAGTGGTAATTTCACCATAGATATAGGTGGGGATATATCTTTAGATTCTGCTAATGGC